TTTGTTCCTGTGTGGGAACTTCAATTCTTACCATGGTTCCCTCTTCCTCAAACTCCTCATTCATCTCAATATATGTCTGAGGAGTAATCTTATCAAACTCAGTCACGTTGTCTCCAGTCATCTGTCTTTTCCTGATGAAACCACTCTGCAATATCATCAGTGTTTTGGAATCCCTTTCTGTGATTAGATGGGTCAGGATCCCCTAGTCCCATCTGTATCATAAAATCATCTAAACCACCCTCCTGAATATCAGGATTAGCAGCAGTTCTTCTTGCTTTTCTTAAGATCTCAGCAGCAGATGCATTTGCCTTTGCTAACTTATTTGCCCAGATCATATCAGTTAATGATACCTCGTCACCTTTGACTATCTTTTCGCAGATTGCTTCTAACCGCAACCTATATTGAGTAGAAAGCATGTGTGGAACACTCCTGCTGGTGTATTTATTTTAGAAGCCCTCTTCTTGTGCCTCTTCAATCATCTTTGATACAATCTCTTCTGTACCATCCATGGTCTTGATGGCAAACAGATTGGACTTCTGATACTTCTTGATCTTTTTATATGATTTCAGAAGTCTTTTAACCTGTTCCTTTGGAACTTCAAATTCCACATTCTCAATAAAACCTTCACTCATTTTTCTTTCTTCTTAGTTGTATTCCACAAGTTTGGTTTGACATTACCCATTGCTTGAGTAATGTTCTTTAAGTCACCACGATAGTTATCCCAGTAATGATCAAAGATATCTACTGTCTTTAATGCTGTGACCAGATCAAACTTAGTAACACCATCCTGAAGATATTCAATCAGGAAAGCATTGGTGGGTAGTGATCTATCTTCTGCAACAGTGGGATCACAATCTTCATGAATCAAATTAATATCCTTTCCCATCAGGAACGACCTCCCCATTGGATATCAGGAAATGCTTCCTCTACCACTTTTTGAGATAGTTTATACTTAGACTGCAAAGTTTTATCCTTAACCAAGCAAACAATCTCTGCTTCATTAGGGTGAAGACCTTCAAGCATTTGAATGAACATAGTCTCTCTACGAATATTAGAGAGGGAATCATTTCCACCTTTAACAAAGTGATAAAGATTCTTCCACTCTTTCCTAAGAGATGTATGGTCAGTTCCTAAAGGTGCCTCATTCTTTTTATAAGGCACCTGTCCATCAGGAACAACACTAACAACTGTGGTATCAAAGTTCCAGATCATCAATGCTTTAAGGGCATCAGTTTCATACTCTTTAAGGATCTGTTTTTTCTTTTCATTGCTCCTTGCTTTACTTACCAACTCAAGAATCTCATGCATGAATGGGTTAGGTGGGAGCTTTTTTGATGTAGCCATGGTTATAAATTCAGGTTAGGTTATTTATTCTTCATCCTCAAGGAAGGTTTCAGGACCATTTTCAAATCTCACTGCCAGAATATCATCTGGAATGATTTGTCCATGTTCATCAAACATCTCAGGATGTGTTGGAATGAAAGTTGAGTTTCTTTCAATCACATATTCTTTAAGCAAGTATCCTATCACACCTCCTACTAAAAGGAACATGATGGAAATTACTGTAGACAGTGTAAGGGTGACTGCGATCATTTTACTCCTCCCCTCTAGAACTTTACTTTCTGAAGTCTTTAGATCCCTCCCTTTTTTATTTCTAAGTAGCAACTCAACTCCACGATTCATTCTCAGAGGTGAGTTACTTTCTGGTTTATTTAGAGGTTCTTTTTTTCCTCCCTGGTCTTTTTTCTTGCTCATACTTCCAAGCATCCTGTAATACACCATACAAATAATTTCTTATCTTTCTTGCCTCAGGTTTACCCAAGTGCCCATACCCTTCTCTTAACTGTTGGTGTTCCTTATCAGAACCACCTTCAAGATAATCATCCAGGTCTAGAATAAGAAGATTGATTTCATTTGCTGTTGTGCTGTTGATAAACTCTTCTACATCTCTTTTAGTAACTTTGTTACTCTTTAGATATTCATACATGTTGAGCATATATTTACCTTGAAAGGCATAATCAATTGTGTGCTCAACAACATCGTAGAGATCTATATTATCCATCAAACCAGTCTATTTTCTTTGAGGTATTTAACAGTTTCTGTACATCCCCCAAGAAGTGTATCATTGACTACAACTCTTGGAAAGGTAGAACCCATACCAAATTCTTGATAAAACTCATCTTTGGTAAAATCCCTTCCTAGTTTATACACCACATATCTCAATTCTGCAAGCTGTAATGCTGATTGGACTTTAGTACAGAGAGGACATCCGTCCTTTGAGTATACAGTGAAGGTCATAGTAGAAATATGCAGACTGGTATTGATAGTAATAGTAATGAAATTATAATGCCCCCTGCTTGGTTAAGCAAGGGGCGAAGACTAAAATAAGGATCAGTCATCTAGTTTGTTTCTTGCCTCTGGATTAATTTTAAGTTCCTCAATAAATTCATTCTTAGCTAAGTGGGATGTGTATCCAGGAAAGAACTGTTTCATTAGAGTAGGAACTCCCATACAACCAGGGTATCCACCCTTGATCCATACTTCTTTCCTGTCTTCCAAAACAACGTGATTGAAGGGGAAGTGTGACATAGATTTCCTCCTACTCATAGGTAAATGTTTTCCCTTTGACTTTGGTATCAAATTCACCAGTCTTTCCTGGATTCATTTTCCCTACTTTAACACGCTTTCCCTCACCTGGCCAAGACTTGTTGGTTCCAACAAGTTGGGCACTGCCTTTTGGTTTCTTTTTAATCAGAACAGAGTCCTGATTATACTTCTTACCAAGCTTTGTGATAGCTTTCTTGAACTTTTTCTTACCCATCTTGCCTGAGGATACCACATGGGATCTCTCACCAACCTTCTTCTCATCCTTGGTGCCAGGGTTCTCTGTGTACCTCCCAGAGACCTTTGTAGCACCTGGAAGACCTGCTCCCCTGATATCCTTATCTAACTGCTTAGAACGTGCCTTGTTCTCCTTGTTAGACTTGTCTCCTCTCTGAGCAGACATAATTGCCATGCCTCCTTTCTTATCCTTTTGACGAATACGATTTAGGGATGCCTCTTGGATAAATTGAGAGTAGGTCTTCATCTTCCTTTCTTCTTTTTTTTATTTATTACCATGATGAGGTTTGAATTCCTCCATTGGTTCTGATTTACTCAGATCCCTTCTGGATTGATTCTTGATAACAATAAAGGCATCTTTATTGTATTTGCGAGTGCCCTTGGGTGATTGCCACTTCTTATTATAGACCTCACCAACATCAATTCCAGAGACTGAAGTACCTCCAATCTCCACATCAATTTCATCCTCAGTAGTCCAACCAAGTGCATTGATTGCTCTAGCAATTTGTTCAACCACTGTGGTTTCCATCACACGCTCATCAGGTTCAAGATTTCCCATCATTAATAAAGTTCCTCCTCTGCTTCTGTTTGAATTACACAGTTACTAGTTGGGTATGATACACATAGGAGTGCAAACCCTTCTTCAATTTGATCATCATCTAAGAATGATTGATCCTCCTGATTTACAGTACCTTCCAAAACTCTACCTGCACAGGATGAACAAGCTCCTGCACGACATGAGTATGGAAGATCAATACCTTCATCATCAGCAGCATCTAGGATATATGTATCTTCATCTACTGAGATAGTATGATCGCCTTCTTTGGTCTTTAGAGTGACAGTGTAAGTAGCCATAATACTCCATTAAAAAGGGAGGTTTCCCTCCCATTGTAACTTATTATATAGTAGTTAGTCAACCTTGATGCCTGAAATAGTTTTCAATGGCTTCAATCCTTTCTTCTGCATGTGCAATTACATCCAGTTGTTCTTGAATTGCTCCTAACACATCAGGGTGTTCACCAATACCTACAGGGCTGTGCAGATAAACTTCTACATTAGCCTTTGCTTTCTTGATGTCACCTTCTGCATTAGCACGCAGAGCGTCTAAAATGTGACTTCTTAAAGACATAATAATTACATAGCATAGTTGACTTATATATCTTCCTTTTTGAAGATTTCCTCTAGTTTTTCTCTGGAGAGATCAACATACATCACTTCTTCTCCTGCCTCTGGTGCTTCAGGATGTTTTTGCTTTGCTGCTTTGGGTTTCATATCAAGTGACATGATATTTGCCCACATCATTGCAAAGGCAGCTCCACCAATAAGAGCAAAGCATACAC